CAACGGTGATGCCTTCTCTCATATCACCCCATGGTGTCAATTGCTCCTCGACCTTGGGATCCCGCCAGCAAATAAATCTACCACTCGGTAGTTTCATCCACAACACATCTTTTGCATACATGAAACGAAGCTTACTGGCTTCTTGCATTTCATTGGGTTGTTCAATTGCCTTGACCGCTGCGTCTTGGCATTCATACCAAAATTCTTTTACACGCTTATAGTCTGTTCGATATGCGTTAACAGCTTTTTGACTTTGAATCTCAGTAAGTTTTACGCCCATCCCTTCGGCATATGCCACCAATCCCTTAGCACCTTGACCAAACATACAGCCAAGTACAGCCGACTTGGCTATTTGTCTTTGCTCTTTGGTGACTTCTTCGTAGGGCACATTGTATAAAGAGTTAGATGCAAATGTTTTGTACTCGTCTAGTCCTTTTCGGAAGAGCTCCACTTTATCAGTTTGCCCAGCCAGCCAGACGCCAACTCGGTTTTCAATTGAGCTAAAATCCACATCAACGAAGGTTTTACTTTCTGGAGCCTTGATAACACTTCGGACGAGGGAGGAAAGTTCTTGCATAGAAGCCACTCCTTCAACAAATGCCTTTGGTATTGCTTTCTCAATCGCTTCATCATCGAGTGTAGGTCTAGCAATATTTTGCAAATTAAGACCGCCACGACTGGCCCAACGACCTGTCGAAGCTCCATGGTAAACGAGGGTATTTCTAATCCTGCCATCTCTTTGTATCTCCATCATTTTGGCGAACTTCGCCACACTAGTTTGACTTCCCTCTTGACGCAACTCTAAAGCCCTACACACATTTTTAGATAAGTTAGTGTCCGCTAACTTAGCGGCAACCGTCTCAGCGGTCATGTTTGCCATGTCCGCACCTTGGGCATTGAGCCAGCCTAACAACTTGGCTCGCTCGGAAGGTTTGCACCCCGTTATAGCCAGCAATTCGTCATCTAAAGCACCTTGGGCTCTGTCTACAGCCAAGACTGCATTCTGGAGCTCTTTAAGAGCCACAGGAACGCCTCTAAGGTTGATCCGCTGGGTGAGGTACCAGACCTCTTGTTCAAAGGCTGTGAGGGGCTTTAAAACGCTTCCTATAGCCATTTCTGTACGCACGTCTTGGGAGCAATATTCAAATAGCTGGGAAAGCAGTTCGGGATCGTTGTTAAACTCACCTTTTTTGTTTGGTTTACATAACTTCTGAATCAATTTTTTGCCAATCGGGTCTTTCTGATACTGGGCATCTAGAAGGGCACCAGCGTCATCTAAAGCTTGGGGGATGTTATTGGCTGCCGCTATAGCCATGGTGTCAATGCACTGCTCTAGCTTTAGTGGTGGCCAGCCGTATTTAGGCACACAGACACAGTTCCAGATGGCGTACTCGAACATGGCGTTCCATGCTTGGATTTTGCCGCCACGTTTGACATGGGCTAACAAAAACATTAGGTCTTCGTTTGACGGATCAACTCGGGGTTTTGTAACAATAACAGAATCTGTTGTTAGGTTGCCAAACGCAATACACAACACTTCTGTTGTATCGTCGTTGGCGTAGATGTCAAGACCTACATCGGGTAGGTTGGCTTTACTACGGGTTTCAAAGTCAATGCTGTAAATCATAATCGCTCCTATGGCAAGCAGACGTATCTGCGGATTAAAAAAGGGGTGACCGAAGCCACCCCAAATACTACCACCAATTATTTAAAAAATCAAATCTCACAGCTTCCACCAGTACAAGCTAACATCTGAGCGCCTTCTACGTTGTCGGTTTCTTCTTTGAGAAGAGTCCAATCAATCTTTGGCATCTTAGCTTTAAGTTCTTCGTACTGCTCTTTGGTGCATTCTTCATAAGGCGCCTGTCGATATGTTCCGCCGTCATACGGGAGGTATGAGACTCCGCTGATTTCGTCGAAGTTGTCCCAAGTCCATGCTCCGACACTTGGCCAGTCTTTTTCTTCGACTGAGATGGTGACTGAGGGCTTGTGCTCGCACCAGTGTCTTTGGTATGTAAGCCAGAGTTCCAAATGGGAAATGGGGGTAACGTCAGCTCTTGTAAGTCCTGCTGGAGCTTTTTTAGCGAAGCTAAATACTGTCGTTTGAGTGGGTTTGTATACGCAGTCCTCCGCAGGTACTCCTTGGGCGACCAAGAACTGGCTAAGAGGGTCCTTTTTATCTCCGCGCACTCGTCTAATGTAATATTGGGAATGTCTTGGATGAATTCCTGATGCGCTATCCACCAGTTGAGAAACTGTTCCGCTGGGTTTGATTGCAGTGATTGCAGTGCTTTCAGGTATTCCAAGTAGTGCTGCCCATTCTTTATTAGTCTCTCTGGCGCAGATTCGTAATTCAGCGAGGAGTTCATTTAACTGTTTTCCTTGTTTTGTGAGTAAGGGATTATCATAGATTCCAGTGAGGGAGACACCCAAAAGCCGTTCTTCTTCAGTATTTCTCTGCCACACCTTCCGCAGATAGGGGAACTTCGTGAAGGTAGACTGGATGGTACCAAGGATAGAGGCGATGCGCACTTTGCGCAATAAAGTTTCTCTGGTGTCGTCATGGCGTACTACAACCTCACTAAGATTACAGAATTGGTATGGTCGGAGAATGATCTCTGAGCATGGATTAGTTCCGAACTCATGATTTGGATCACGATACCCGTATTTCGCAACCGTCTTTTGAGCAGCCTCCCGATTAAAAATCCCTCGTTCACCGGAATGGGAGTTGTAAAGTGACAACCACTCTTCCATGAACTTTCCGACAGTAGGTGTTTCTGAATACACCGCACTGTTGTTCGCAAGAGCGCGGTGTGGTGCTGTTTCCCACCATGGTCCAGCTTTTGCATGTCGAATCCTTTCATCATCTAAATCGGATAGTGAGATCATAGCAGAGCGGCGAACACCACCAACCACCACAACTTCACCAATTTTACACATCAAATCGTGGCACTCTAATGAATTCAAGCGACGACCTTTGGCACTTTTAAATGTCGCAACTGCAAAGTTAAACAGGTCGACTAGTGGTTCTGGCCCTGAAGCTCTTCCACCAAATGTTTTGAGTCGTGCTCCGGCTGGGCGGATGGACTCAACATTCCACTTGGGGATTTCGCCAGCCCAGAGATGAGCGAGTAGGAGGCGGAGAGACTTTGCCCATCCTTCCTTGCTATCGTGTACGACGATGGTGTGCTCTGAATCAAACAAGTTTTCTGGCACTTCGGGCAAACGGTTAATGTACTTGGATTCAACTGAGAACCCAACGCCAGTTCCGCAAAGCAAAATGAACATTGCTTCGTCAAACGACTTGGGGTCATCCACTGGGAGATAGCTGCAATTATAGATGCAAGTATTGTCACGATCGGCACTCTTTCCTGCCGTCATCATGGCACGCATGGACGGCATCAAATCTAGGTTATGGATAGAATCAAAAATTTCTTTCTTTAATTCGGTGTTGTCTGTAATGGCTGGAGTTCTGGTAAAAATGTAATCTACAAAACGTTGTACCGTCTCTGGCCAAGTCTCTCTGCGTTGCTTGTCATCGATAAAACGGGCATAACGGCTCATTCCAATATATTCTTGGTAGCTGTCCATTTCGTTATATTTTTTATTACTCATTTACCATTCTCCACATTGTCATTGCATTTTTATTTTTATCACCGCCCATTAAAAAGGCAGTGTTCTGTGGGCCATATCCCATTTCTTTTAATGCTTTTACCATTGTTAAAACTTCATCTGAAAATTTTGATGGGTATTTCCAATTGGGGTTACTGTGATTGTTGAACTTTGGTTTAAATTTTTCAATCTTGCTTAATTCTAAATTTAGCGCCGCTTCTTTACTTAAATAGCTTGCTATTATGCTTACAACATCTTGCATTGTATAACCTAACGCAAACAATTCATTTAATCTTTCTTGGTGATTTTTCTTTCTATTAGAACCTCGACATAGCCAAGCTCTTTCGTAACTACCCATTCCAATGTATAAAATCTCACCGGTTTCTGGGTCTGTGTGTTGATACACATAATATTGATCCATGGTTTCTTTTTGTTATAGGTTAAAGGGAAAAATGCCCCACCAAACTTCGGTGGGGCTAGGCACTACAGGGGAGGAACTACAATGAAACTATTAAGCGAAATCGACTGCTGCTGATACGCCACCACCACCAAGACGCTCACCTTCTTCTAGCTTTTGGATATTACCTAAGCCACAAGCGATGCCTTTTGCACCTTCGACATTGTAGGGGTAGAACTCAATTGCAACACGACCATAGCAACCCGAATACAATTCATCTGGATCCAAAATTGCATTCATATCAGCGTCAACAACGCCTGGTTTCTTAGAAGAGTTTGCATTAATAAACATGCAACCAGCGTACTCTGGCTCTTCTTTTTCTAAATCACCATCACGCAAACCGCCTTTGAGCAACTTAGGAACGGAGCCACCGAAGAAAGCGGCTGAGTTAGCTTTAGCTGTTTCAAATGCTGTATTGATTTTGGCGATGGTTTCTTTATCTGTTTTAGGGATAAGAATTGCTACACCATATTTACCAACGGTGCCATCTTCTTTTACTTGTGGTTGAAATGCATATACATAAGACAAACGCACTTTACCAGTTACTACACGAGGGTTCTTTGTTGCCATTTTACTGTTTTCCTTATTTACTGTTTCTTGATTAGATTTGAACGGCACTAATCTTTACCGTACTGTCAAGAGTATACCACAGTTTCCTATAGTGTACCCTAAAAACATAATTGCTGGCCCAACATTGCCTTTGAAATACTGATCAATTGCAACACCTAAGTATATCATAGTTGAAATAATAATTAACGGTGTGCTCATTCTGCAAAGTCCTCAATTGAACTATCGGGAACTAACTTAGGTGCAGAGTCTGGACGCACAATTAAATCTTTTAGAATATTTTCTATTTGACCTTTTTTACCAAGCTTAACAATTTGCGGTACAGACTTGGGTTTGTGTTCATACAAGTCATTTTTATTAAAACCATTTTCAACAAGCACAGTTTCAGCCAAACTAAAATCTGTGATTTTACGGTGTCCTTTTGGAACGACAAGTTTAAATCCGATTGGTACAACATTCTCTTCAATAGCTTTCTGAGTTACATATGTCTCAATGTCATTGACATAAGATTTTAATTGAGATACTTTAGAAAATACTAAACGGATCTCTTCATCGTCTAGTAATGGGGCTGGACGGAAATCGAGCTTAGCTATTTCGTCGACGAAGTCCGAGCGCGCTTTGCACGTGGCTTTGGCGCGGCAGAACTGGCACCAGTCGCCTGGGAGGAAGTCGCCCGTACCTGTCCACGCTTTTTTGGCTTTGGGTTTGACGAAGTAGTTTGCCCAGTCGATGAGCTTGGCGACGGACGTGCCATCGCTGCTAATAGAGTCGAGTCTTGGCTGGTGGATCGTGTAGATGACTTCTTTGATGTCTGGGTATTCTTCTTTGAACTTGGCATACGCACCAAGGGCGTAGAGGCGTAGTTGCGTATTGTCGATCGCTGAGACGGGAACGCCCCGACCGAATTTGAGGTCAATGACCCGAATGGAGTACTTAGAAAGTACAACCACATCGGCCGTACCAAAGCCATCAGGCACCCACTCAGAAAAGTCCACACGCTGTTCAAACAATGGCTTATCGTGTTCACCAATTTGACTGCGGACGTAAACGACGTAGTTGTCGACATACTCTTCGAGTTCATCGTTGTAGTATTCACTTTCTTTAACCTTCTGTACTTCGTCGTCATATTCTTCTTGTCCTATCTGGTTTAATTGGAAACGCAATTTTACTTCAGCTAATGTATGGGCAAGTGTGCCCTCAGCGGAATGGTCAAATGACCCTAGTGCTTTCTTTTGTTCTGGGAGAGTTGCTTCTAAGCGGGCACTTGGTGTGCAGGATAGCCACCGTTTTGAGCCCGAAGCTGAGAGTAATGCGTGTGCCGTCATTCTGATTTCCTTGTTTTCTGTTTTACTGAGTATATCTACTTATGCAAACTTTACCATAAAAAAATCATAGTTTGGTTTCACCATGTGATAAATATTTAATGGCTAATGTAAGTGATTGAATTGAATCACCTAATTGTCCTAAAGCGGAATTGCAAGCCCTACATAAAACACCTCTAATTTTTCCAGTTTTATGACAATGATCTACACAAGTGTTATATTTATTTGTAAATTGTTTTTTGCAAAGGGCGCAACTATTATTTTGATTTTTAATCATTTGTTGTTTTTGGGTTAAAGAAATACCATACTTTTTATAGTGATATTTTTCCCAATTTGTATTACTAAACAAGTTTGCACACTTTTTGCAATCGGCTCTTTTACCGTTTTTTCCAAGTTTTTGATTATAAAATTCAGATAGTGGCTTTTCAATGCCACATTTTGAGCACTTCTTCATTGATACCCCTTAATGGTTTATTGGTGGACTAGCTAGTGATTAAGGCACTAGCAAGGGAGCTACCCGATTCGTCCGTTGATGATTTTACTACTCTTTTGCTTCTCGTAACTGTTTGATTAGATTATTAATCTCGCCAGCAAAGTCAATTTTGATATCTTGTTTGATCTCAGCTTTCAATTCTCGGGTTTCTTTGTAGGTATCTTGGAACTGACCACGAACCGCAATTTCGACCATTCTAGAGTTAAATGCCTTATTGTTGACATTCTCGATCATCAGTTTTTCCCAATAGGCTTGGGAGTGCACTAATGCCATATCTAAGGCATCTTTAAATTCT